TGGCTTCAGTGTTTTGTGTGACGGCGATGATGAAAACTATGAGCAGGATCTCGTAGACATAAAGGAGAGTGTGACATGAGCAACGAAAATCACTGGGTTGAAAAGGCACAGTCTGTGTTTGTTGGTCGAACCATCGTCGCTGCGCGATACCTCACTACAGACGAAGCTGAAAACCTTGGCTGGTGTAACAGGGCGGTTGTCTTTGAGCTGGATAACGGGACGCTCGTTTGGCCCTCGGCTGATGACGAAGGCAACGATGCCGGGGCGCTGTTCACTACAGATGAACGGGCCGGTACATTGCCCGTGATTCGTTGAGGTAGGGATGGGTACGCCTGAATCAACTCTTAACATACAACTAGTCTACTCCGGGCAATTCAAGCCGTCCAGAGCTTAAATGCCACTTTAGTTAGACTTTTTTAGGGTCAACACATTTTTATTTTTTAAAAATTCATCCCGCGCGCGCATCCCAGATAAATTACACCTATGAGACCCCTGTAATCTTCCGTGTAGCTCCAACCCACTGATCTACAACACTTCTTACACCATTACACCTATTACGTCATTTTTCAAAAAAAATAAAATAAAAACATAGTAGACCCCTCAGAAGTCCTACTACTGTGTGATTTTGGGCCCTTTTGGCCACCAGCCGGTCATTTGCTGGCCCTTGGTCCGTGGTCCATGTTGCATCAAAACCACACCCTCCCCAAGACCCAACAACCTAACCCCTTGACTCTTAACAAGTTAATCTAGTTGACTCCTTGACTAGTCTATGAGATAATATGTTGTCGGCTCCTCGAGACGCCGACGTTCTTTAACAACCAGAAAGGAGAAAGTTATGGCAAAAGCCAAGGCCACTGCGGTTGCCTAGAAGGGGGACTACGGCACCTGCTTCAGCGTGATGTATTTCACGGACGAGGGGGACGCGGACACCTTTGCCAAGATCGTTAGGACCAGGGGCGATGTGTGCAACGGCGGCTGGTACTCTGGAGAGGCGTGTGGTCGATGGGAGTGGTTTGACCACACGGACCAGGACGGCGTCCAGTGGTACGCGGTGACTACTAGTTATCTCATAGACTAGTCAAGGAGTCAACTGCGTGATCCGGGGGCCCCGGGGAGTGATCCCCGGGGCCTTTTGCTTTGTAAAAACCCCCGGGTCTTTCGACCCGGGGTCCGCGGCAGGTGAGAGGGGGGCTGGAGGGGTGCCGCGAGAAACTTAAGTTTTACTGGATGCCTGCGCCCATGGCTTTCTTGAAGTCCCCTTCGAGCATACGTGCGGCGATGCGTGCGGGCATGATTTCGCCGAACTCGATTTCGGAGACATCGACTTCGAGGGGGCTTGTGATGAACCCTGGGACGACGACCACGGGCCCGACGAGTCCGTAGCGGATGCCGTTGATCTTGAGGGTGATCATCTGCACGAGTGAGCCTGGGTAGTCGTGTTCGAGCTCATCGAGGTGCGGGTCGTCCGTGTCGTTCATCGTTTGATGTTGCGCGCGGCGTCGAGCCAATGCAAATCGAGCATGATGCGCTCGATGTGTGAGGAGAGCCCGTCGCGTTCGTGTTTCACCTCTCGAATCTCGGTTGCGAGGGACTCGAGTAGGCAGTTTTGCACTTCGATGCGTCGGCGCAGCCCGAAGACGTACTCCCGGAGTAGGAGGTCGTGGATCAGGATGGGCGGGTCGTCGGTCGTGTGGATGGCGGGGGCTAGCATGTGGCGTCCTCCCTCTTGTAGTAGCCTTCTTGGTCCAGGATGGCGCGTACCAGGCTCTCGGCGGCTAGGGCGTCCTCGACCAGCGGCCGGAGGGCCTTGATCCGTGGCTCGTGGTTATAGCCTCCTGTGAGCTCTAGGGTGAGCCCTTGGAGGGCCATGTTGGCCTCGTGGAGTGCGAGGAGGGTCTGGTGGTTCATCGGGGGACCCCTCGCAGTCGGTCGGCGATGAGGGTGGCGTAGCCTGCGATATCGTGCCAGTTGTCGACCATATCGGGGTTGCCGTTCACGATACGGGATATTTTGCTGGCGATCATCTCGAGGGCTTCCCACTGGTCGTCGGCGAAGGTGCGGTCGTGGTTTGAGGCGTGGTCGGCCATGGCGCGTTTGAGGGCTTGGGCGAGGCGGGAGTTGTCGGCGAAGATACCGTAGTCCGTGGCCCGTGAGTCGAGGATGTTGCCGAGGGGGCCTTTATCTGTCGGGAGGCTCTTGAGGAGCGCCTTGGTCTCCTCGTTGCTGAGGGCGGCGTGCCCCTCGCGCGCGTTGGCCTCGGGCTTCCCTGCGGCCTTCTCGCGAAGCTTGTAGGCGTAGGCGACGGAAATCCCGAAGCGCTTGGCGACGCTTGCGACCTTTGCGCCCGGGGTGTCGTGGAACCAGCTAATGGCGCGTTGGGCGGCATCAGACTTCTTGAGTTTCTTGCGGTTATTCATCGAAATTCTCCCTTCTGTTGAAGCATTCATAATCAATCTCCTTTCTATGTTTTGCTAACGATTAAAAGTATTCTCTTCCGCCTCTCGAGCATCTCCAATTTGGGTTGGGCAGATGCGGGTCGATGGGCCTGCGTCGATTGCGAAGGAACCAGGCTATCCCCGCGATGGCGGAGAAAAGCAAGATTAGACCTAATCCAAACATGGGTATCTCCTGTGTCATTTCTTCTTTCTCGCAGCCTTTATAACCCGCCTTTCCTCGAAGTGCAAGATGCGATGGCAATTAGCGCACAGGGGGATACACTTCTCCTCGGCCTCGCGGATAGCCTCCTTGATGTTGTTCTTTTTGAGAACAAGATCATTCACCGAGCGTTTGTTGTGGCGGATTACGTGGTGAAAGTCGATGACCGCGGGGTGGGAGAAACCGCAGCGGGAGCAGGACTGTTTGGAGCGGTAGTCTAACCAGGCCTTCTTGGTCAAGGTGCGGCGCGCGCTTGATTGGTTGATGACGAGTCGGGTGTTTTTTAAGTACCAGCGACGCGAGTGTTCGCGTTGCCGTTCGCGTCGGACATTGGCGTCCTTGATCGGCACTAGAGCCGTCGCTTCCAGTACAGGGCTCGTGCAAAGGAGTAGGGGATGGCCGGCACATAGAGCCGGAAGCCGCAGGTGATGAGGTTGTTGGCGCTTGATGCGTTATCCGTGGTGTCTGAGACCGCCCAGTTGTATCCCTGACGTTTGGCCCAGAGCAGTCGGGCGCGGATCAGGCGGCGTTGGATGCCGCCGCCTCGAGCAAGGGGTGTGACTCCGCACCGCCCGAGGTAGACCCCGTCGGGGAGTTGTTGGGAAGGGGACAGGCACGCGAACGCGACCGGCGTGCGCCGATGGTAGGCAATCCACCAAACCCCCTCTTCCGGGAAGTACAAAGCATCGTTCGGCAGACAAGCCCGTTGCAGCTCGATCAGGGTCTCTTCGACTTCCGGGTTAGAGGGGTCGACTTTTTCACAGACGACCTTCATGCCCCAACAGTCTACGGAAAACCTGTGTTATTTCAATGTCACTCCGAATCTTCTGCGCTGTGCCAATCTGTCTGTCGTTTCAGGAATTTCGGCCATTCGAGTGCCCTTGTAAACGACCTGTCTTCGACCAGGACGTGGTTAGTGGGCTGTGCGGAGACGCGTCCGTTTTCTAATCCGCAAACATAGAATTCTTTGGACTGCTCTGGAGCTGCTGAGAACGCATCGCCGACTGGAGATACGGTAAACCAGTACTCGCCACGGATCTCTCGGTTATCTTGCAGTCGGATCTTTACGTTGTTTCCCGCAAGGAACGGGTACTCGAGGGTTGAGAATTGCCAGCCATAGGCATCCCAGGTTTGGGCGTCCTGCGCTCTCCACGGTGCCACCGTTTGTCGATGCGCGATCTGATGCAGCGGGACATTGCGATAGACCGCACCGCCCTCAAGTAGCACATGGCATCCCCAGGCCCGTCCCGGCCATGCGGTCAGTCCAAACCAAGCTGCGCGGAGCCAGTCGTGTTCTCCGATGGCATTGGGTTCGACCCAGATATAACGATGCGCGGGTAGCGCACCGGAGTGTGTGCATAGGGTCATTCCGTACCCCTCTCCATCCCCAACTCACCGAACCAAGTATTGTTCTTTACCCAACGCAAAGCGACAGGCTTTGCTTCAAAGAGGGAATGACTTCCTGCGACGCTCATGCCGCAGTGTCCGCATTTCACGCGCCAGTCATTTCCGACCTCCGCGCTGATCCGTTCAGAAACAGCCGATGATAAGTCCTTCAGGAACCATGTGTGGTGGCAGGTCATTTGATTTCCCTCGCACGGATAGCAGTGGCGCAGTCTACTGCCCAGTTTGTGATCGGATCGCCGTACTCCTTGTATCCGTCACACACCCGCGCACAAGCCTCCCGCTCGGCTGCGGCGACAGATTCTGCAAAGCGGTATCGCGCAAGGCTGTCCCCTGCAGCGATTGATATGTTCACGGATATATCCCACAAATCGTCTAGTTCTTTGTGTGTCATTCTGCCTCCTTCAGCGCAGCGTCTAGCACAGCAATCGCAGCCCGGATCGGGCGTAGCGGTTCGCACTCCTCGCAGTCCGACTCGCCGCAGTCGGTGTCGGTCCCGCGAACGAGGGCGTACAAATCACCGCGCATCTGCTCGACCGTCTCGCGGGGCAGGGTAATGTTGTCGCTCATGACAGCACCACTCTGAGGGTATACAGCGAAAAGATGAGGAACGCTAGAAGGACGACGCCTAGTATGACGCTTAAAAAACGGTGTGTTTTTTCTGCGTCCTCCATCTGACGGCGCATCACGCTCAGCTCGCAATCTTTGCGGAAGATCGTGTCCCTGAGATACCCGTTATCCCGCATCAAATCATGTATCTCACTGTTCTTACGATTAAGCGTGTACTCGTTGAGTGGAGTGCTCATGCGTTAACCTCTTGCTTCTTCGTGGAAGGCGGCCTTAACTGCCAGCCCTGTGGGGTTTGCCGAAACCCTACGGCATAAAGAGCCTCGGGAGTGCGGCATTCTCTGTCGATGCGTTTGTGGCTGCGGAGGCTTTCGGGTGTCACGAACACTTCTTTACACTCACCACAGCGGCGGATCTTTGTGACTTTCATTGGTCGCGCGTCTCGAGCATGATATCCGCGAGCCGATAGGCTTTCTGCGCGGCAGAGTACACAGACTCTAGGTCGTCTCGTGTCACAAGGCCCGACAATGCTTGGGCGGCGAAGTAGTCGCGCAGCGTGAGGCCGCCTTGGATGCGGGCGTCCCCCTCGTCGTTAACTACTCGATCCGGAAAGATGTTGGTCATTCTAGGTCTCCGTCGTAATATCCATTTTCCCTAAGTTCCTCGATGATCTGGTCCTCGAACAAGAGGCGTTGGGATTCACCCAGCACCTTGAGTATGTTTACTCGCGAGACCTTCCCATCGGGCTTCTCTAAAGAGGCATAAGCGGCCTGGATATCGATCATCGAGGGCAGCGTAATGCCGTTGACCTCCATGGCCTCGAGCACCTCAAAAACGAATTCGACGTCCAGGCTTAACCGCGTCCTGTGTTTCACTTTCTTTTTTCCTGTTAGCCTCGATGCGGGCGAGGAGCTCCGCTTCCTTGTATGTCCTGTCAAACAGCTCGTCGATCAGCGGGGCGATAATTGCGCCCATACCCGCCTTGTAGAACTTTTGGATTTCTTTAATCTTATGGTACGTCTCAAGCGGGATAACGATCGACTTGAACTTCGTGCCCTTGCGCTTCTCGGGCGAATAGCGGCCGGGGTAGCGGTACAGGCGCTTGCGCCGGTACTTCCAGACATAGGCTTTTAGCTTATCAAGCCTTTCCCTTGCCCCTTCATCCCCGTTTTCCACGCGTTCAGTTAAGCGCTTAACCCCAATGCGAGGAAAGCGCTTGTTGAAATCGTCGTAACTCAGGTTGGTCCACTTCAGGCCTTTCGGCAAAACTTTAGTGTCGCCCTTTTTCTTGCGGCTAGGCATACGGTTCTCCTTTCTTGTCCTTGACTCTACGCGCTCGATACCCGAAGCGCAACTACTCTTTTGCCTCGCCCCATGAGGGCCCCATCTCCACATCTACGCGGGAGGGGACCTCGAGGGACACGGCCTGGGCCATGATCCGTGCGGCTTCTTCCGCTTCGGACCGATCGTTTACGCTGACCGCTATTTCATCATGCACCTGTAGGAGAAGGCGAAAGCCGGCCTTGTTGAGGGCGATCATGGCGGCCTTGGTCTGGTCGGCAGCGGAGCCCTGGATGAGGCGGTTGAGGCCTTTGTAGGTCATCGCGCGTTTGATCCGTGGTCCGTATTCAATGACGGCTTGTTCGCGTGGGAGGGCTTTGTTGATGCCGTATGCGACGGGCTCCCAGAGGGGGAAACGGCACTTGCGGCCGAGGAGTGTGCGGATTGAGCCCGCGGAGGCCGGGTGTTCGATGCGCTTCATGACGGCGTTCACGGTGCCCTTTAGGAACGGGACATTCATGTGGAAGCTGTGGATAAGTTCCCCGGCTTCATCGAGGGGCAGGTCGAGGGAGTTGGCGAGCTTCTGCTTGCCCATCCCGTACATCAATCCGAGTCCGATTGTCTTGGCGGCCTTGCGCTGGATCCCCGCCATATCTGCCACCATTTGGTGGAAGTCAGTGTCTGGGTTGTTGCGATATGCATCTGCCATGCGCTCCGCTCCAGGGAGGTCGAGTAGGGTGGCGTAGTGGACGAGAAGCCGTGGCTCTTGTGAGCTGAAGTCATTGGCCGCCCAGAGCTGTCCTTCTTCGGGGAGGAAAAGCGAGCGAACCATTGGACCGATGATTTCATGACGCGCGGGCACCTGTTGTAGGTTGGGGTTGTTCATGGAGAGGCGCCCGGTGACGGTCCCGCCGTCCTCGCTACGCATCTGGTTGATGTGCGGGTGGATGCGTCCATCGGCGGCGCTGTGCTTAAGATAGGGCTCGAGGAAGGTGCTGTGGGTCTTGTTGTACTCACGGGCTTCGCTGATGAGCGTGGCGATTTCGTGCGGATGGGTGGTGAGGAAGGTTCTAGTGAAGCTCGGCAAGCCGGTCGTGGTCTTGGGGTAGGGGATCCCGAGCTTATCGAAGGCCTTGGCGATGCTGGCCGCGGCCCATATGTCCACTTTTTCGCCAGAAATTGACTTGATCTGCTTGATGTGTTCGTTTTCTCTGCGCTTGAAGTCGGCAATAATCTGCTCGCAGCGATCGCGGTTGAAGCGGATGCCTTGAAAGGTAAGGTCGATCAGCACCGGCAGCAGCTCGGTTTCGAGGGTGAAGATGGACTCGACTTCGTCCTTCTTGATGAGCGTCTTCAGGTGGTGCCAGAGCTTGAGCGTGAGCGCCGCGTCCTGCTCGGCGTACTCCCCGACGTACATGGCGGGGAGCTTCCAGAGCTCCTTCTTGGCGTGCACGCCGAAGTCGGAGGCGGCGTCCTTCAGGCCCTGCTCGGACTTGACCTCCTTGAGGTAGTCGAAGCCGAGGCTGTTGAGGGCGTAGCTAAAGCGGTTCTCGTCGATGAGGGGCGCTGCGAGCATGGTGTCGTAAACGGTGCCGTTGACCGTGAAGCCCGAGGCGCGGAGCCAGCCGAGATCGTAGGCGGCGTTGTGCATAACCTTGTCGGACGGCAGTTCGAGGACTTTCTTCATCCAGCGGTTGACGATGCGTTCGTCGAGGTTACCGCCGCCTTGGTGGGCGATCGGGAAGTAGCCCTTCCATCCGTCTACCGCGACCGCATAGCCGACGATGTATCCGTCCTTCCGGGGCCATCCTGGCCCCATTGACTCCATGTGGGGGTCACATGTCTCGAGATCGATCGCTATCTCCTTTGCGGCGGAAAGGTCAGGGAAACTGGCTGGCGGAACCCACTCGGAGGGGCGATCGAACATAGGCATCGTCTTCAAAGTCTGAACCCCTTATAAGAATTCTTGGGCAGAACGAAGTGTAAGGATTGCTTGGCGCGGGTAATACCGACGTACAGCAGCCGGTTGATGTCGTCGGAGTTCTTGTCGTACTCCTGCGCAAACTTGGTGGAGAGATCGCCGATAAGGAGGACATTGTCCGCCTCGCCGCCCTTCGCCCCGTGGATCGTGGAGAGCTTGATGGGCACCTTGCCTGTGATTTTCACGCCGCGGCGCAGCAGTGCGATGATGTAGTTTCGCTTATCTTCAGCGACCTTAGTCAGCGCCTCGTGCCATATCGCATCGGTCAGCAGCCCGTGGTCCTTGGTCAGCGAGGCGTGTGTATAGGCTACATCTACGCTTGCTGTTCTCAGTCCTTTGTGTCCGCGTTTGACGGCGCTGGGGTCGAGGAACTTGTAGATGGTCTTGACCGTATCGAAGGGGATTTCGCCGCCCTTGCGCAGTCGTTCCCAGCCGAGGACGGCTTGGAGAACGGACTCGGGGATGCTCCGTTGTCCGTGGCGCTCGAAGAGCAGGCCTTGGGATTTGATCCACTCGTGCATGTCGGTGAGCATGTAGTTTGCTGCGGCGAGCACGAGCCATTCACCCTTAGTGATATCGACGTGATGGAAGTCGTTATAGTAGGTGATCGCGCCGCCTTCGGTGCGGGGCTTCCAGACTTTAAACTGACGCTTGCGGATACGGTTAACCACTTGGTTCGCGAGCGCGTGGATCTTCGAGGGGACGCGGTAGGATTGGTCGAGGACTGTGACTTGGCCGTCTAGGGCCAGGAAGGAGTCGACATCGGCTCCGGCCCAGATGTAGACCGCCTGGTCGTCATCGCCGGCGATGTAGGTACGTTCGGCGCGTTCGATCAGCTCCTTGACGAGCCGCCACTGTAGCTGGGAGAGGTCCTGGGCTTCGTCGATGATCAGTGTTTTCAGCGACGGAAGTCTGTCAGGAGCATCTAGGACTCTTTCCAGCAAGTCCGTAAAATCGAGAAGTCCGCGGGAGGCCTTGTAGTGTCTATACGCTCTGTCAACGTACTCGAAGTGGTGCCACTCGATCGTCATTCGGCTCTCGTTGTAGTGCTGGCGAAGATCCTTGCCCTTGATCCGCGCAATGTTGACCTCGTTCAGGATGGGGTGGTCCGCCTTGATGGCAAACTCCTCTTCACCCTTCTCCACTCCCAGCTCAATCCCCGCCTCTTTAGCGAACTCTGCGTAGTGTTCGGGGCCCATCATGTCCTTGCTGGTGATGCCGAGGCAACGATAGGCGAGCGAGTGCAGGGTGCGGAACCACGGGAAGTCTAGGTCCGGGTTCAGCGCAGGGAACTTCTGGATCGCCCGGTCACGGGCTTCGGTCGCCGCTTTGCGGGTGAAGGCAAAGTAGCCTATCTGTGTCGGAGGGACATCCTCCGCAAGTTCGCGTTGCACCACCGAGAGCAGGTAGGTCGTTTTGCCCGAGCCTGGAGGGCCGAATACTTTGACAACGCTCATGGCTCGGTGGGCAGGGAAGGGAAGTAAGGGACAATTTGTACGGCGAACTGCTCGGGCTGTTCGGCCTGTTTGTCTTGTGCGTCGCGGTAGTCGTCGTACACGCCGATGATCGACACCGGATGGTCCGGTTTGATCCAGTACACGACGAACACCATGCGCTGATGATTATGCATCGCCGCCTCCCGTAAGTTCTTCTTCCGCGGCAAGGATCTCTTCGACTCGACCCATCGCACACGGCCATACGAGGATGGGGGTGGTTTCGCCGACATAGGCGCCCTCGATGTTGTAGCTGATGTACTCCTCTGCCTCGTCGTAGGACATCCCCGACTGCTCGCAGAGCACTGTGACGATTTTCTCGCCGTCGTAGATCAGCGTGTCGATGCGGCGTCCACCGCCGCCTTCTGCTCGCTGCCACACAGTGGCTATGCCAATCAATGCGTTGTCAAAGCCGTCTATCTTGAGCATCAGAATGGGCTCCTGCTTTTCTTCTGTTCAGGGGTGTCAAACGGGGAATCTTGCCGCTCGAAGCGGGGGATACGCCAGCACCGCGTCGCGCGGTTCTTGAGGAAGAGGCTAATGGGCTCGCCGCCGGTGTCGCGCATACGCTGTGCCATTCGCGGCAGCGTCATGCCCTTGAAGTTGTTCCGATTAAGATGCGCCTCAAGGTCCTTCATGCGGAAATATGTGCGGCCTTCCTCGTCGTTGGTCCACGGCCTACCGAGCAGGATCTCGTCCCGATCGAGGGCCTGCTGCAAGTGCGTGCAGAACTCTTCGAGAAGATCGTTAAATCGACCCGTGACCGTAGTGTCTTCACTGGCTACGGTGATCTGCTCCGTCTCAACCATCTCTGTCAGAAGAGCGTTCAATAGCTGCTCCCAGTCCTGCTTGCGCACGGCGGGAGGCAACACATTCAGTTTTTCAACGCAAGACTTCTGAAAAGCCATCTGGTTAAACAGGCTCTCGGTGTCGAGCTCGATGCGCTTACCGTTGACATCGAGGAACCAAAGGGGTGGCTCGCTCGCGTACTTCGAGAGCGCAGAGAGCTGCGGGGAGTCTGGCCCGTGGGCCCCGATCCCGTGCTTGCGAGTCCTGCACACGCCGCTGTTGCAGAAGCTGTTGAGCGGTGAGTCCTTGCACTTATACCTGTAGTCCTTCTTGTTTATCTGTTTGATCAGCATCTGGACTTCGTTGTTCGGGAGCGGCGGGCTCACGTACTTGTAGTTGTACTCGACGATCAGGTTATCCCAGGTCGCCGGATGCGCGCGCTTAAGGTACAGGCCGATGTTGAACAGTGCGTTGTTCCGTGTGCCCTCGGGCACGCCTTGTGCGCAGATAGCCTGTAGGCATGGGGGGCCGTCCTTGATCGGTGATTCGGGAGCCTTGGGTTCTTCGGGGAACTTCAGGTCCGGGTCCTGCACGAACTGGTCGTACAGGGTGTAGAACTCTTCGAGGGAGGCGGCCTTCCCGCTTTCGTTGAAGGCGTAACGCATGGTGTCGTCGCCGCCGAAGTACGGGAGGTTCAGGAAGTTGCCTGTATCCCCGCGCTCAACGAGGATCTCGGCTTGTTTCGGGAAGATCTCGCGACCGGCCTCGCCAAGGAGCGCCGCGGAGGCCTTCAGGTAACGCTGCATCGAGGCAGCGGGAATCGGTTCTTTGACGAACAGGAACACGTGTGCACCGCCTGACTTGCTGCGGCACACGACAAGGGGCAGCTCGAGGCTGCGGATTTTCTTGATCAGCCCTGCGTGATCGAGAGGGTACTGATCAATATCAATGCATCCCCAAATGCAGGAGTTATCTGCACGGATGGGGATGATGCCCAACGAAGGCTCCACGCCTTCAAGGTGCTTTTGCCAAAGGTCGTCAGTCGGAGGCTTACGGACAACGACAGCCTTTCCGGCTTGTTTACCGTTGCCCTTATCGCCCTCAATCTTGTAAGTTCCATAGGCGATGTCTAAGCCCAGAAATATCGCCTTGAACCTTGTGATATCGGTCATTTCTGCTTTCTCGGAAGGTGGGGCCTACTTGCAACGCTTTCGGCCCCGGAAAAACATCAGAACGGCAGCGGGTTGGCGGCTCCTTCGCCGTCGCTATCGTGCTTAGTCTTCACTGCACCGGAAGTGACCGATGTCGCAAAGCTTTTGCAAACAGGATAAATGTTCTCATCTTCAACGGTACCAATACGCTCAACTTCCCAGCCAAACCACTTGCCCTTATCATTCGACTCGGGCTGCGTGGACAGGCGGTACATCTGACTGTACATCGGGGGCGTGAACAGGCCGTTCTTGCCCACAAGTTTAACCGCTTGCATCATGCTATTCCACTTGCGGCTCTTCTTGAGCTGCGTGGACTTCATGACCACAAGCGCCGGCGACGGGGTGCCCTCCGCGTCAACTACCATGACGTAGTGGTTGGCCGTGTTCTCGATGTAGTTGCCGTTATCGAGATAGTCCTTGTTGTCACCGGGTTCCCGATGGGTCCTGGACAGGATGTCGCTGGTAGCCGGGTAGATATGGAGCGGCGCTCCAGATCCGCTACCCCGCGGCGCCCACTCGATGTACTGGCGCACGTAAGCGCACGGCACAACTGTGATGCCCTTCTTGCCGTCATAAAGCTGATTCGTTACCGTATTCAGGATCATGCCGGGCAATGCGCCGTCAAGCTCGCCCACTTCCGGCGAGGTGTTCGTCAACAGTCGCAGGAAGGGCAGGGCGAAGTCGTCCTGATTCATTCCAGAGAAGCTGCTGCTGGCATCCTCCTCGAAAGCGAAGGCAACTGCCAACGCGGTTGAGGATTGGGTCTTTTCTGTAAGTGCTGTTTTAGCCATGGTTCGTAGTCCTTTAAGATTTAATCGAGGCCTTTTTACCGATGTACGCGCCGAAGAGTTCCATGGGGAACTGCTCGCCGCGTGTCACCCGCTCTTTGACCCAGGCCTTAAGGGTCGAAGGTTCTATTTTCTCGGACTGCTCGGCAGGGAAACCCTGTTGCCCGAGCATGCCGAGGAGACGGTTGCACAGCTCGTCTTCGCCGCGCCCAAAGCGCACGCTGACGGTGTTCTTGATGATGTCGTCAAAGCCGTGGTCCCTGAGCCATTGGAAGGCTTCGGCACGTCGGGCTTCGCTGATCGAGGCGCTGTAGAAGGACTTTATGTCGATCGAGCTGCCGTCTTCCATACGGAACGACGTCATGCCGAGCTCCGAAAGTGCTTCCGGGATTGTCTCCTCGGTCAGCTTGCGATACTGCTCTTTGTGCCCTTTCAGGACATCTTCCGCATCGCTGATCTGTTTTTCCAACGACTTGGCGCGACGGGCCAAGGCGGCGATGCCACTGATCTGATCGTCTTCGACCTTCAGTGCATTGGCTTCATTTTCAAACAAACTCGTAAGGTTCATCAGATTCTCCTTTCTTGTAAAGATCAACCTCGAGGGGGATGTAGCGGCGTTCACGCTTATCCCACTTAAGGCACTTGAAGCGTCCATTGTTCTTGGACGCTGCCACCGCACAACAGATTCCTATTGCTGATGGATCGCCAATGAGGAGTAAGTAGTCCTCATCGGTGAATTTGTCCAGCTTCCGCTGAATGCGTCGTACTGTCGGCATGACAGAAAACGCAATCTGCGCGTTGGGAGGCAGAATAATGTCGATTTGGCCGTAGTCCTGAGCACTTGCAATGTTGTGCTGCAAAGTCTCGGAAACGACATACACTTTAGGCACGGAACAGTTCTCCTTTCTCAAGTTCTGGGACTAGTGTAGACTCGCGCTTCAGGGATTGCAAGCCCCTGTTAGAAAGCGAGACCAACATGAACCAGTTTTTACAGACTTATCGATTTAAAAACAAGCCTTTTGCGCATCAGGCCGCGTATCTTCAGCGGTTCTGGGACCATCAGGTTGCCGCGCTGTTCGCGGACATGGGCACTGGCAAGAGCTTCATGCTCATCAATAACATTGCCATGCTTTACGACCGAGGCCGCATCAATGCTGCGCTGATCGTCGCGCCGAAGGGCGTGTACCGCAACTGGGTTGACACGGAGATCCCGAAGCACATGCCGGATCATGTGATCTACCGCATAGCGCTGTGGGCCGCAACGCCACGCAAGGCGGAGGAGCAGGCCCTTGATTCGTTGTTCGAGGTCACTGAGGACTTGAAGATCCTCGTGATGAACATCGAGGCTTTCTCGACGCCAAAGGGAAATAAGTTTGCCCAAAGGTTTTTGTTCTTGCACAGCGCGATGATGACGATTGATGAGTCGACGACTATCAAGACGCCAAACAGCAAACGCAGCAAAAACACTGAAAAAACAGGCAAAATGGCGAAGTATCGTCGCATCATGACGGGCTCGCCGGTGACCAAGTCGCCCCTTGATCTGTACCAGCAATGCGCGTTCCTGTCGGAGGCGTGCCTGGACTCTTCGTCCTACTACGCGTTTCAGGCGCGCTATGCCGTGACCTTTGAGCGCCGCGTTGCGACGCACAGCTTCAAGCAGATCCTCGGCTATCGAAAGCTCGACGAACTCAAAGAAAAGCTCGATCGCTTCAGCTTCCGCGTTAAGAAAGAGGATTGCCTAGACTTGCCTGACAAGCTCTATGTCAAGCGCGAGGTCGACCTCACCGACGAGCAGGTCAAGGCGTACAACGAGATGAAGGTAATGGCGCTGGCGCAGTTCAACGAAGGGATGATGTCCACGGTGAATGCGCTGACGCAGTTGATGCGGCTGCATCAGATCGTCTGCGGGCATGTCAAGCTCGACAGCGGAGCCGTGCTGTCGCTGCCCAACAAGCGGGTGGACGAGCTGATGTCCATCGTCGAGGAGACGGACGGCAAGATCATCGTCTGGGCCACCTATCGGCATGACATCGAGGCCATCAAGAAGGCCCTTCAGAGCGAATACGGCATGGAAAGCATTGGCACGTACTACGGGGACACGGATTCGGACGAACGCCAGAGGGTGGTCGCGGAGTTCCAAAACCCTGAGAGCAAACTGCGCTTTTTCGTCGGCAACCCCAGCACCGGCGGCTATGGCCTGACCCTGACGGCGGCGAATGTGGTCGTCTATTACAGCAACAGCTTCGATCTCGAGAAGCGGTTGCAGTCCGAGGACCGTGCGCACCGCATCGGGCAGACCAAGAACGTGACCTATATCGATCTGATCACGCCCAAGACGATCGACGAGAAGATCGTCAAGGCCCTGCGAGACAAGATCAACATCGCGACCCAGGTCATGGGCGAAGAGGTGATGAAATGGTTGATTTGATCCCGATCAAGCGCCTGTACCAGTACGAAAAGCTCAAGCGCATCGACTCGCCCGAGGGCCGGCAGTACATTGACGGCAATGCAATTGCACTACCTAGCGTCACTACGGTGCTGTCGGCGACCAAGGACAAGAAAGCCCTTGACGCGTGGGCCGCGAGGGTTGGTGAGGCAGAAGCGAACCGGATCAAAAACGAGGCGGCCACGGTCGGCACGCACATGCATACGGTGATGGAACGGATGATCGCGTACCGGGATCTGCCGCGTCCCACCAACTGGCTCATGGTCAAGGGCTATGAGATGGGCTATCGGCTCGTAAACGAGTACTTTCGTAACTTGAATGAGATTTGGGGCTCGGAAGTCAGCCTGCATTACCCCGGAAAGTACGCGGGGACAACGGATCTGGTCGGTGTGTACCGTGGTAACCCCTCAATTATCGACTTCAAGCAGTCGCTGAAGCCGAAGAAGCATGAGTGGATCGAGGACTACTTTCATCAGCTTGCGGCGTATGCGTTGGCGCACGATATCGTGCACGGGACGTCCATCAAGCACGGCTACGTGCTGATCTCGCTACAGACGGGCGGCACGCAGGAATTCAGCACCAGTGGCGCTGAGTTTGATCGCTACAAGGCGGCGTGGCTCGAACGCGTCGACCGTTTCCTTAGCCAGGCATCGGCGGAGCCCCGCCCTGCATCGCAGCCGCCCCAGTAATCGGATCGTTCGGGAAGAGCTGCTGGAGCATCATCCGGCTCTGCGTGGTCGGCGGAGCACCGCCGCCTCCACCAGCCGGGGGCTGTCCCCCGGGCATTCCTGGCATGCCTCGGACAGGAGGTGCAGGGGGCTGCGAACGCGGCAAACGATCCATGATCGGCGGCCCGTAATACGGAAGTGCCTGGAAGTCCTTGAGCGCACTACGGGTTTGTTGCCGGCGAATCCGCTCCTCTTTCTCCTCTTCCGCTCGCTCTTCTGGAGTAGGCGTGTTGATGTATCGTTGGAACGAGGTCGAGGTGACTCCAGGGGGAAAAATGAGCGAAAGAAGTTTCTGCCCCAAGTTCCTTTTTTCCTGCATCGAGAGGTCTTTACGCAGAAGCTGCTCCATAAGCTCTGGGTCTTTCGCCGCTTCTCGAAGCATGGCCATCTGCTTCTGCGTAGGCATTTGCTTAAACACCTTCTCGCCTCTTCGCATCAAACGCGCCGCAAAGCTCAAGGAGCCAGGACCGCCCGGGCTTGCTTTCCCGGCAATACGGGCCATGGTTTGCGTCATGATGAGCTCTTCCAAAATGCTCATCGCAGAACTTGGCAGTAGTTCTTCCGACACAAGTTTTCCACCAGGGGACATGGTTCGCTCGATGTTTAACTGAACATCGAGTAACTTCTGGTGATTCTTAAACTCTGCTGGGGTAATCAGCCCCTCCTGACGCATCAGGCTCATTAACGAGGGGAATACCCGTTGATCGGACTCGTTTAGCGGTCCAAACAAAGCCGTTTGATACTTAGACGGGATGAAGTTTTCCGATCCGCCTGCTTTTTGATAGGCGTAGTCCATTAAAATAGACTTCATGCCTTCTCTGGCCAGCGCCTTTTCGGCCACCGTCAAAGAACTTTTGTTGATCGTCTGCAACACGCTTTTTATGTCCCGAACCGGCGTGTTGCCGCTGATTGCGTTAAACAAGGGGTCGAAGGGATTCTCGTTATCAAGCAGATCCGCAAGAATCTTTTGACCACGGAGCGTGTAATTGACCTTACTCGCTGGAGCAAGGACATCATCGAGCGCCTGTTGCGCACGGAGGATGTCGTTGAACTCTTGCTGAAGTCCAAATTCTTGAATCAGATCATCGTTTCGTTCAGTAAAGGCCTGAAACTTTTGGGGATTAATAAGACGTTTACCGTCGCGGATCTCAGTCGTTTCTGAGGCAAGGCTTCGCAACAGGCGCTGCTGCGCGCCGAGCACGGTGTTGACGATCTCTCCGGAGTTAATATCTAGAGCGGGACGGCGCTCAAGCGCTAACAATCTCTCAGAGAAACGGGCTGCGTCCGTGATCTCCTTCATGCGCATGTAAGCCGCGTCTGCGCCTCCACGCACGGTACGAGTGACTAGTGTTTCTAAGGGAATCCGCAGTCGGCCCGTTTTGTCTACGTCATCAAGCTCACCAGCAAACGTGCGCGTGAAAACGTCGTGAAAGGATTTAGTGAGAGCTCTTGCTTCGTCATAAACAGGGTTGTCTAACTTGTTAAGATCCTCCAGTGCGGCATTTGCAAGCAGGGTATAGTTCTTATGCAGATCTGCCCTGCCTTGCGCCTTGAAGTTGCGAGCACGCGTGCGGAGTTCACTGATAAACTGGATTAGGCGATCCGCACGCATTTCTGGAATATTGACTCCAGTCAGCGCAGGGCTTGTCCCCTGTCGCTCGTTCTTA